CCGCCAACGGCTGATTCTTCAACGCCACGGCCACGCGCTACGTGGCGTTGAAAAATCGCGCCGAGGTCGTTTAAGAAAACCTGCATTTGCGCTTTACTTTCTGACGTCGCGACCTCGGGGTGTTTGTTTGGGGTCATTTCGGAAATGAGCCATTCTGACCAGTCGCCCGACACCGGGTAGCATACGCCGAGCGCGCCTGCGCCTGACGCCTCATGCATCGTAATTTTTTCGGCCTGCGACGCAAGCCAGTACCCGGCGCTAAAACAATCGCCTGCGACGTACGCATGAACAGGCTTTACCTGCCGCGCTGCGTAAATCTGGTCAGCAAGCTCTGCCGTGCCGTTTACCTGGCCGCCCGGTGAATTGACGTGTAAAAGAATTGCGCCGACTGACGTATCGGCCATCGCCTCGGCAATTTGCCGGGATATGCGGACAGTAGACGCCCCGCCGAAATACTCGCACACGTCGTCTTCTTCACGTAGTATAATTCCGGTCACGTCGATAATTGCCACGCCGTCGACGATCTTAACGGGGCGCGCGGTGTAAGGCCGCGTCGGTGCGATGTCTTCGGACGTAATGAGGCTTGCCCATTGTTTCGGAGCTGCCCAAACTGTATCTTTCAGTTTCAACATGTCTTAGCCGCTGCGTACGGTACGCGGGCAGGGTGTAAAGCGTTTTTGCTAATGCTAATAATCTGTCTCCGTGTAGACCCGCATAATATCGAACTGCACGGCCGCAGCCGTTCCACCGTTGTTCATGTACCCGTGCCAGCAGAGAAAGGTCGTCGATGCCGGGAGGTCGGTCGATATGGTGCCGGTCGCACGGTTTCCAGTCGTCAGGTTTGTGATCTCATACTGCACAGAGGACGCGTTCGGGGCGGCAAAAAGAGTGAAATCATAAACCGCCGCCGAGTCATTCGCCGGAAAGTTTGCGCCAAGGTCGGTTTCTGTTGCAGTTCCTGAACCGTCGTTATTATAGACTCGAAGTGTGGTCTGACCTAAACCGCAGCCAATACCGATCATGTTTGTGAGAGCGTTCGGCTCTTGCGTCGTACTAATTGCGGTTGTCGCTGATGTGAAACCGAAAAACGCCCGTTGGTTTGCGGTCGCTGACGCTATTGCGAACCGGCAGCGATGGAAAAACCCACCGAGCCCGGCCGCGTCACCTCTCCACACGCGCAAAAACGCGGAGCGCAATTCAGCCGCCGAGTTTGCTGTAGCGGCTGATACAGTGTTAAATCGGCTCGTCTGTGTTCGCAGGTTTGTTGAAGCGAGCGTCGGATGTGAAACCGTTCCGACTGCGGTCAGCGCAGGCCCACCGAATACCTGTGGAGTTGTGCTCGTACCCGGAATGTAACACTGAATGCCGTTTGCAAAAATAGCCGGCTGCAGTGGCGTGGCAAGCCCTGACGGGCCAACAACTTTCGGCAGAAACCGTCCGCCGATCGATCTACTATACAGACGTATTGTGCCGGCCGTCGCCGCTGATGGTTCTGACTCCTGAGCGTTCAGGGTCAGAATCCCGATTTCGGGACTAAGTCCACCGTAAGGGAGCGAGTTCCATACAGTAGCACCGTCGCCGATTTTGTAAAGCGCAGTGTCTGTTTCGAAACCCAACTCGCCTGATGAAAGAACCGGGTTCGCAGTTGTCCATGCTGACGACGTGCCTCGTCTGAATTGTATCTGTTGCGCCATTATGGTCCCCCTCCGTCAATTGCTGATATTGACCCGCCGAACACCGAGTCAGGTGCGCCGCCGTCTATGTTGCCGACATAAACCGTATCACCTGCCGGCCCTTGCGGCCCGGTTTCACCCTGTGGCCCCGTTGCGCCTGTTGCTCCGGTGCTGCCCGTGGCCCCGGTCGCGCCTGTTGGCCCTTGCGGCCCGGTAATGGTTGTCAATGCCACAAGGTTTGTCCATGACACGTCGCCAACGTAACGCCATTGGATGTGAGTCCCGTTGTTCTGTATCTCGACTTCCCGGCCGTCGGCACCGTCGCTTCCGTCAACACCCGCTTCGCCGCGCGGGCCGCGCGGCCCTAACCCCGCGACACGTATTACGTTTTTTACCTGCTGCGTTACGCGAACAGGGGTTTCAGTTTTATAGACTTTAACGCTCATCTTGTAACCGCAGGTGACACAATACAGCGCCCCTGCAAAATGCGGTCTGACACACTTGCGCTTGATATAATAAGATCGTACACAAAAGACCCGGCCGGCAAACTGCTCGTGTCGGCGGCATCGATATTGATTTCGATTTTTCCCAAAAGCGGCGTAATGATTAAGCCGCCGCCCGAATCGTCCGTCAGACTAAGTAACGCGTCGGCGCTTTCAACAGTGCGCCGAATCTGCATGGCGGCCGAATACCCCGTCAGATCGACGGGCTGATTTTGGCTGTCTAAATACTCGACAGTCTGCGTAAATGTCGACCGCTGTTCGATTTCGAGTTTATACGTTTCCGCCATTCTCTCCGCCGTCAACGGGTTTTACCCGCTGCGCCTCTTCACGGGCGAGTATTTTTTGGTTTTCTTCCCAATCGAGCCCGGTAAACTGCGCCGCCTCGCGCTGCCGCGTCGAATATCCGAGCGCGACAAGCTTTTCACTGGCGTTCAGTTCAGCCATAAGGTCGACGCTGCCGGTCGTTTCGCCTATCCATTCCGCGCCACAAAACGCGCGACGGGTTTCCAGCGAATCAAAAAAACCGGGTGCCTGAATACGACCGGCCAGTATTTCCTCAGTCAACCACTCTTCATAGAACGGCTGACACCACCGGTTCGCAATCCACATTTTTTCAACGGCGAAATACTTGCGCGCCTCATTCTGCGCGCCTTTTGTCGCCGAGTAAGACGACTGGAAAGTTTTCATTAAAACTTCATACGGCAGCCCGAGCGCGGCCGCAATCATCTTGACCATAAAGTCGACGTATTGTGCGAAGCCGGTATTAGGGCGGCCGGGGTTTGCGAACGTCACGTCTTCGCCCGGCTGCAGGTGCATGACAGCAGCAGGCCCGAGGCTGTACTCGTCGACGGCAACGTCGGGCGCATCGTCGGCAAAGTCTTTCGGGCTATCCAACACGCTTGAGTCGTTCGACTTAATAAACGCAGTAAACATAGCCGCAACGACCGCACTTTCGAGCTCGGCTTTCGTGTACTCCTCAATCTTGCGCAGCTCACGCATGACAGCCGATAAAAACGGCAGGCCGCGCGACTGGCCGGGAAACTCGCGGCGGAAAACGTGCAGCACGTTGCGCCGGCCCGATGAAAAACCGAAAGCGGGTATTTCGTAATCGGTCATGTCGGGGTTGCGAAAATTATACCCGACCGGGCGGCCGTTTATGTCGAGGCGCACGCCGTCACGCCAAAGATAATTCGACGCGGTAAACCCGAGCGGGTTTGTCACGGTCGATGTGTCAACGAGCTTTGCGCGCAGGCTGTAAATGTGATGGCGACGCGGCAAGGATTTGAGAACGGCAAACGCTTCGCCGTCGATAAGGCGGGTGAGCGCGACAAGGCCCGTCATTTCATGCCACGTCATTATCCCTTCGACGTCGCATTCCGTGCTTTCCGCGTACCGTTTCCAATTGCGTTCGGTGATTGTCTCCCACGCGCTTTTCTGCTCCGCTGTCCATCCAAGCGCGTCGGCGTCGATATTGGCATTGAGCGTAAAGCCCCGGCCTACGGAGTTGTAAAGGTGCGTATTGATTGCAGCGCGGCCGATTGCGTTATTGCGATAAAGCGAGCGCGAACGCTCAACCAAAACCGGGCGGTCGAGTAAAATCTCTTCGTCCGCTTTTCGCGCGCGTGACGTTGACCACCGGCGCGCCCACGCGCTAAAACGCTCTGCGCCCTGGTACGACTCCGACGATAGATGCAGAAAAAAACGCCCGATAGCGCGGGCAGGTTTTTTGTAAAACGTCATATTCTGGCCGTCCCGAATTTTACGCGGCGGGTCGTGCCGTTTGCGCGGTCAAGTTTGCCTTGCCAATACTCATAAAGCGTCAGCAGTTTTTCGACGTCCTGGTTTGTTTTGCTGCGTGACGTTCCGCCCATGTTCAGCGTGTATGATTGCGCGGAAAGGGCGGCCTCATAAGCCGCTTTTGCGTTGTCACGTTGCGTCGTGATTTCGGCCACTGTCACGCCTACCGGGTGAACGTGCCTTACACGCTGCGTCAATCACAAATCCAAACCCCGCGAAATGACGCGGCGCGGTGGCGGCCTGCGAATTTGCGGCGCACCTGGGGCGGGCCCGGCGGTTTGCTGCCGCGTGACCCGTGATTCTAAAACGTTCCATTCACTATCACGCAAACGGTCAAGGCCGAGAATGATTGAAAGCGCCCGGTTATACACCAAGAGGTCGAGCGCCTCGTTGCGTTCATAGTGTTTTTTCCACGCTTTACGCTGATTTTTTCCACTTTGTTGCAAACTTTCCGCCGTTATCTGCCGGAAAAATTCGGGCGGATATTCGGGAAAGTGCATGTAGTTTTGCGGAAACGCGCCGTCATCGGTCAGCGTCAGGCGTAAACGCGTATACAATTCGCGCTTTATCGGGCTTACGCCGACGGGCCAGAAGCGCGCGCCGTTTGTTATGCGTTTGCCTTCAAAGTTAAAATCGACAAGGCGCGGCTGCCCGACGGGTAAATCTGACGAAACGCCTTTTACGACGTAGACAAAGTCTGGTCGGTGCTTGCGCGACCACGCGTAAACGCGGGACGTTAAAAACCCTGAGTCAATAGCAAACGCGCGCAAGCGCATTTCGCCGCCGTGTTCGTGCAAAAAAGGTTTTTCGATAACGGCGTCGAGCTTGCCCCACGTTTCGGCCTGCGTCGTGTCGCCTAAAATCTGCAAATAGTCGACGCTGTATTGCTCGCCCGTGCGCGTCCAGCCCTGTACTAAGACCTCGATGCGGTCTTTTTGCACGTCGGCTGCGCCGGTTAATAATACGCAGGACGCAGGCACGACGCCGATTTCGTACGCCTCGCGGCGTGCGTAAATAATTTGCCAATCGGGCGCGTCGGCTTTATCGACCCACGTTTCGCCGAGAACAGTATTTACAAAAACGCGTAAGAGCACGGGGTCGTCTTTGACCGTCAAAAACTCGCGCGCAGCGTCTGCCCATGAATACCAGCCGACGGGCGAATATAGCGCCGATATGTGAAAACCGACGGTCGACGGGTCGCCCGTTTCCGCAGTCGCGCGCCATTCGCCGTCCACGAGCATTTCGGTTTTGTGGTGATTGTAGATTTTGCCGGCGCAGTGCTCGCACTCATAAAACGCCGTTTCGGGATCGCCGTCGAGCCATTTAACGCGCGGCCATTGCAGCACCTGCTTTTTGTTGCAGTGCGGACACGGCACGAAAAAGAAACGCTTGTCGGTTTCCTCAAACAGCTTTTCGATTCGGCTTTCGTTTGCGACAGTCGGCGACGAGGCGGCAAAGACTTTACGCCGGTTTCCATAAGTGCGCGTCCGCGCGTAAGCCAGGTTTACCGGGTCGCCTTCGCCCTCAATCGCGCCAGGGTAGGCGTCGATTTCGTCCATGATAAGAAACCGGATAGGCTTAGAGCGCAGACCGACGGCGGAGTTAGCGCCGGTAAACGCCCAATAGCCGCCGAGAAACTCTTTGAGTAACGTGGTGTTTCCGCTGTCACGCGTCCGGGCGTCTTTCACTTTTGCGCGCAATTGCTCGCTTTCGGCAATAAGTGGATCAATGCGGATTTTTGAAAACTCTTTTGCGGCGTCGAGTGTCGGCATGAGGTAGAGCGCAGGGCCGGGCGATACGTCCGCAATGTAGCCCAAAAAGTTTACGGCCATTTCAGACGCGCCAACCTGCGCGCCTTTCATAAGTACGACTTTTTGATAAGGCGAGCCGACGGTAAGCGCGTCCATAATATCGGCAAGATACGGCGTGCGCGCGGTGCGCCACTTGCCGGGCTCTGCCGAACCTGTCGACGACAAAACGCGGAACGCGTCGGCCCATTCGCTGACGGAAAGCCGGGCGTCGGGTCTGAGGCCAGACGCGAACGCAGATAAAACAATCGCGTCGGCGTCGTCAAAAACAACACCGTCGAGCGAGACTTTACGCTTCTTCGGTTTCTGATTTGCGTTTTTTGTTTTTGACATCAGGCGTTTTTTCTATTGCCGCGAGAACGGCGCGCGATTCTTTTTGCCACGAATTGCGGACAATCCTTTCAAGCTCTGCGTCGCTCGGTTTTTTGCTGCTGCTATACGCTGCGCCAAGTTGCGCCGCCAGGTCTGCCGCGACGCGTTCAGGTATCGAAAGCACAGCGTCGCGGATTTGTCGCGCGTATTTATACACGGATTCTTTGACCTGTTCTTTTTCAAGTAGCTGCCCCTTTTCTTTTGCAAGTTCGATTTCTTTTAGCTGCGCGGCTGCGGTTTCTTTTCGGATTTTAACAGACAAAAAAGACGGGGCTTCGGCAGGTGCGGGTTTTGCCATCTGCTCGCGTTTGCTGCGTTCGGGCGCTGAATTTTCTATCAATTGTTTTTCCGCATCGTCAGGAAGCGAGCCGTCAGGATTTAATTTTATGCGTCCGGTGTTCACAGCTTTTGACACTGCGGTCGTTGACAAGCCGACACGGCGGCCAAACGCGCGGCGCGACTCAGGCATCCGTCAACCTTGAAACGCGGGCTGACGCTAAATTTTTGCCGGGGTGCCAACTACC